CTGGCCCCCTGGATTTGAACCAGGTTTTTCGTTTCCGAGATTCCATTTACATCGTTGATCGTGTACTAATCAATTCCGTCTTGGGTCAGTAAGATCCGCTTTTCTTCTTGTCCACTTAATGTCTGATCGGGAACAGACTTCGACTTCTCCCAATTGCCTACGTCCGGCGTGATGGTATGAATGGGCCATCTACCCGATGAGGGGCACCGTACAGGTTACAGTGGGTGGTACTGGTTACTACTCGTTCATCCGAAGAATCCCTTTCGGCTTCAGGGTCACTCTGAGAGTCTCAACCCTTTGCGTTCCATTTCTCCCTTTCTCTGCTTCCTGGTCTTGAGGACCACCCTCTCAAACGATTCGCCTCCCCCCTAAGGGTTTGTGCGTACGACCGGCTGTTAACTTAGGAGACAGCCACAACTTCGGAAGAGTGGAACCGGGACTTCCACCTCCGCATCATCAGGTACCCAAGCGGTACCTGGACTTCTAACCTTCCTCTTTCGTCCAGAAAGCCATGCCCATACTTGACGGGGCACTTGTTTTCTTCGTAGTCGTGCAAGACCACGGTTGTTGATTGGGAACAAGGCATTACCACCACTCCCCAGGGTCTTACGACTCAAGGGGACCCGATACCCAATGCCCCGGTGTTCGATCTTGACCGCACCGGACCCCACCGACGAAGTCCACGCTTGCGCGCGACACGCCTCCTGCCACTCCGACTTGTATTTTAAGGCCCACGGCCGCCTGACAACTGTCTTCCACCCTTTTAGGTTGTCAGATTCTTTCAGCGTTCTTGATGGAACGTCAACTTGTTCCGGCTGTGAAAGATAGTAGATCTCGTGATCACCAAGACCAACGCGGTTAAGGGCCTCTATGCCCAAGTGAACACCCAGACCTCGATTAATGGAACAGCCACTGTTCATGGCCTTCTTGCGGTGAACCTGCAAGACCAAGGTCCTTATCTCCCTCTTCGCCGACCTCCAGAAACCCTGGCATGCCTTATGCATTCGGCTACCCAGGCTCACCCCACTATCAACGGGACCAAAGATCGATTTGGCTCGTATGACGGGGACAAGAGAAGGCTTCTTCCGCAACTTCGCATCAAAGAAGGTGGAGTTCAAAGAGAAAAAGCGCTTGTGAACTAGAGTCTTCCCTTGACTCAACACTAGCCCAGCTTTTTCTACCACCTTGGCCCACCGTTTATGCTCCGACGGTGTGCAGCGAAATGCGATGTCATCTCCGTTGATCCGGAGAGGCACCT